CAATCTGGCTTATTTGAAATAGACAACATACTATTTAAAAATCAAAAACAAAAAAAAATAGCAGAAGCGAAAAGAAATAGCATAATTTCTCAATCTACGATAAATCTACAGACGTACGTAGACTCCGGAGTAGCCAGTCTTTTAAAAAGTGGTAAAGAACCTGCCGATATAGAGGCGCTATATTCTTATAAAGATACGTTAGAATTATTTAAAGACGATTATTACTTCGACGATTCTTCTGGCCTCGAACAAAACGATATAAAAAACTATAATTTTGAATTAATATCGGCTGGTATACATCCTGCTTCTATAGTTTCTAAATTTGAAAATTATTTTTTTGACGATAAAATTATTTCATTAAGAAATTACTATTTAAACGATTCTTTGAAATCCTTAGATCGAGAATCTTCTTATTATGTCGCGACCAAACAAAAAAAATTAAACAACAAAATATCGATCAGGACTTTACTAGAAATACCTAAAAATTTAGTACAAAATTCCGTAGATATACATTTCGAAGTTTCAAAATTAGAAAAAAGAAAAAATTGCAGTTTATTTACATCAGATTCGCCAGTTGAAAGAATTGTTAAGTCACTAGACTTATTAAAACATTATAAATTTTTTAAGTTACAAAATAATCCGCCGACGATTAGCGTTAAAGGCGATGAGATAGTAACAAAACAAATCGACAAAAATGCTGACACTATAAAGATAGAGAAAAAAGAAATAAGCAATTCAGGAGAGTGTACAAAATATTCTTTAGTTGATCAAGAATTTGTTGCACCTAATCATGCGATAAGCGTAAAAGAACCGCAGCCTGATAATAAATTTTGTCTTTTTAGGTGTATCTCTAGTAATTCTTCTACAACTATAGTTAATTCTTTAATAAACTGTGCCGTAACTGGAAAAACTACTACTAAAATTAACACGTTGACGATGTCTATAAGCGATCGTCAAGGGTCTTTAAGCGGCGTAGAAATAAACGTCAAATATCCACCTAGGTTTATTTCGCAATTTCAAGTTAGTAAAAGACAATGGCTCGGCGCGGCTTTTGGTCCCAAAAAAGTAGTTTCTCAATACCAATATTTCGAAGGACAGTCTACTATAGTTTTAGATGAAGAAATAAAACATACAGAAATATGCGAATATGTCGTAGATTACAAAACAGAAACTGGAGAAATAAAAAACGATTATATTACTAGAATATATCAGTATTTTAAGGACATAAAAAATTCCGTAATCTCTGTTGAGATCCAAAATCCTTTATTATCTGTAGTAAACGGAAAGCCAGAATTTACCTTCACCGTAATTGCGACTACGCCAGCTAGTGATGCTGATAAAGCAGAGTCTCTTTCTGGTTTAGCTGGCGTTACATCTAATAACTCTAACGCAAAAAGACTTGACTCTATGTCTAGTTTAAGTGATTCATATCATCATGTAGTTAGTCGACTTAATTTAAAAACAGGTGAAAGAAGTTATTTTTTAGAAAATTACAGTAAAGATATTTTGTTCGGTGCTGATCCCAGAAATATTAGTCTAAGAGACACGTTTGAAAATAGAAAATACAATAACACTGCGCCTTTGGATTTAACGGCAGATTATCTTTACGAAGTAAGATCTTATAGAAAAAATACTTTAGCGACGATGAAAGACTATATCGATATGGTGGCTTTACCTCCTTCGTCTAATCGAGCTTCTCCTCGCGTATATTACTATCGCCCATTTAAGTGGAGACAAAATTATACCACGGAGACAGGTACACTCCCTGCTTTAGATGAAAAAAATAACTTATTGACTAAAACTTTTATGGAAGACGGAGAGATAGGGGTAACAGCTACCTATTTATTAACCAATTTGAATAAAATTCTAGCAGTAAATTCTGTAATCGCCGAAAGAATAGACGCTAACAAAGTTAGGCTATCTTGGAAATTACTAGGATCTATAGAAGAATTTGACCACTTCATAATAGTGAAAGAAGTTAATAAAATAAGGAAATTTATAGGCGCAACGTTTAATCAAGAAATGTTCGATGTATTAGAGAACGATGACTTAGGTACGATAATTTATTACGTTACGCCTATTTCCTTTGATTTTTCTGTAGGCGTCTCTCGTCGATCTAATTCTATGTTGGTAGATCCCGAAGAGTTAGATTTTAAACAACAAATTTCGGAGACTTGAATAGATGCTATCAAAATCTAAAAAATTTAAACATGGTAAAGTATCTGCACAATCTGTCGGTAGTCAAGCTCATAATGTAGCATCAAAAACCTTAAAAAAACCATCGATCGTGTCTTATAAGGGATCGGATATTGTTCTAGATGAAACGATACCTCTTTCTAGAATTAATCTTCAAAAGAGCGTAGAAATTTTAGATAAAATTACGGGAATTAATAGCGATAGTCCTGAGATAATAGCATTATCTAACTTTATTCCAGCTTATGACAAGAATGGAAATCTAAATGAGTTTGGAGATTTTTTAAGAAAAAAACAAGATGCTCTATTGATTCGTGCAGCGTCTAACATCTCTAACATACTATCAAGCCCAGAAGTTTCTTTGGACAACTTGGTTTCTAACACGGATGCTAACTCCCAATCTATAGTTGGTTTTTGCGAAAATAGCGCTCGTGGAATTGAAGATTTATTAACTCATTTTTCTAAAATAAAAAGAAAAATGGATTTTAGATCCCCTCTTGATAAAGAAACTTTAAGACTTATCGGATCATTACCGCCAGATATCATTTTAAATGACGATAATTCTCCCAATCTTTTTCCTGATACATCGATATTGCCCATTGAGGAAGTTTTATTTGAAAATAGTGATACAATAAAGCACTGGACGCCCACTAAAGTATGGATACAATCGTGTCTTGAATTAAAAGAGTTATTGTCTAATGGAATGGTAAGTTCTTTTTTATCAGATGGAGGCTTACTGGGCGTAGATCCTACCAACTATTCTTATTATGACCCTTATACTTTGACTCCGTCTCGTAATTCTTTAGTAAAAAAATTTGGATTTAACGAAACACAAAATCCTACTCATCCGTTACAGGGTCTTGTCACAGGCGACCCTACTGAATTTAAAAAAATAGTGCAAGTAGTGTCTGCTCTATTTGTCACGGGCGATTCTTCTATTTTTAATGAAAAAATATTTACAGATATATCTAGCCTAGACGAATCAATAGCTAAATTGAGCTACGTTTTATGTAAAGAATATGTTTATTCAACGCAAATGAGAAGCGATGTTTTGTCAGATTATGGTTATCCCTTTGCTTTAGGAGGCAAAAATGTTAATGTTTGGAATCATTTAATAGGCCAGGCTGGCTCCGACATAACAGATATCCCTGCTGCGCCTTTGGGGGGTGGTAAATCTTTAATTAGTCTAGCTTCCAGTCGAGAACCTGATGGCGCCGAGGTATTATCATTCGAAGACAGATACATTAACGACAACATAGGGACAGTACGTCCCGACGCGATAATAGTTCCTGGTACGCTGTATTACATTGAAAATTCTATTAATATTACTAACGGTGGATTCAATCTAACAAGTTTGAACAGATACGTAACTAAATTAAGCTCAGCTACCAACATGCTGAAGATGGTAAAGGAAGATTTGGGATTTTTGCCCGTCGAGCCTTACTCTAGCGTAAATAATAAGGTTTTAAATAAGTCGGAAGCCGGTGCTACGGCTTCCGGTTTTTACTCCAAGATTGCTTCGACTATCGTTAATAAAAATAGAGATCCTAAAAAAGAGGAAATTAAAAACGCTTTATCGAATCCAATAAGTTTAATTCGTCACATAGAACAAAACGTTTTAAATGGTTCTGGTTTATTGAGAAGATCGAATGGTCCAAAACTTTGGACCAATAGGTCATTTTTTGATGTGGAGTTAGATGTAAGCGCGTTGCTAATTTCTTTAGCAATAGACAAAGATGATCCCGAGTTACAGGCACTTTTATTTTTACACCAGCTATATTCCCACAGTTATTCTAGACCCTTAATGGGAGACTTTAATAGGTCTAGTTCTACCAACGCTAGCGATGCAGTCGTAAAAACTCAAATTGTAGATAGAATTTTAGATACGATAAAAAATCTATTAGAAACAGACACTATAAGTGTTGGATTTAGGTCCAACGAACAGATTTCAATATCGCTATCTGCCGTAAAAGAAGCATTATTGTCTCCTAAAAATTCTTCTAGTTTAAGGATTTTAAATAGGATAGGCGAACTATTTTTTGAATTCGATGAAAATTTTGATTTTAATAATACGCAATCTAGAACCAATGGAAGGTTCTTTCTAGAAAGAACAACAAGACTTACCAATACGCTTCAAAGACTTACGAATAGAAACGATTTAGATCCTGCTGATAAAATATCTGCTTACTCTGGTGTTCAAAAAACGTCATACGTAGTTTCATTATTTAAGCTTTGTTGTTTGTTAGTCCACGCTGCTAATCCCGAAAGATTTATTACTGTTAGTAAACCCTCTAGAAAGTTTCAATCAGTCGAAAAAATAACTATAAAAAGAGTAAGAAATGCTATTGTTGGTACTTTTTTAAGTCTTGAAGAAATAAATCAAGGCGTTACTAAGTTTAATTTTGATCAATTTACCAATTCGGGATTTTTCCCTGCAGCTAAAGATTCGACGAATACAAAAAAACTAAAAATATTTGAACTACCTAATTCTTCAAAAAAAGGAATCAAGGTTTTCGATATAAAAAATACTAGTAAAAAAACTATATCTAACAACAAAAATGCTTCCCTAACTGTTCTTTATTATGACGACGTTATTGTAAAAACCGAAAATATGCTTGCTGACTATATCGTTAAATTCGATAAGTACATCGACAGATTTTATGGCTTTGTTTATTCTTTAAAAGATGAATTTTTAAAGTTAAAAAATAATTTACAGTCTAACGGTTTTCAAACCTATAGTAGAAGTTTATTAGAATTTTCTAGATTGATAGCAGACCCGAATATTTCTAGAACTTTAATGAATGAACAACAGCTGATGTTAATGAAAAGTAGAATGGTGGATTATGTCGAAAGATTAAACAAAAACTCTTATATTTCTCCTCTTAGAGAATCAATTCCACACTTTATTAACATCAGCGATAAAAATAATATTGAGAATTTTTTACCTATCGAAGATGTACACCTAGTATCCTGGAATTTATTTCTTAAAGACTTTTTAAAAAGTGGTCCTTTCTATACGGGAGACGGATCTAATAAAAAAATAATCTCAGTCGGAATTCCACAAAAATTACATAGAAAAATGAGGGTGAATGCGTCTAGATTGAGCGGTCTAGTCGATAGAAATAACTTAATACAATTGTGTATTTTTAGAGTTAATTCGTTTTTACCAGATGTCATCTACAAGCCATTAGTTTATAATTTTGACTTGAGTTTATTTCCTACTAAAATTTTGTCGAACTATAAAAAATGTGGATTTTCTATTTCAGAAAATACTGGATTAAAAATTCATAAAAATTTAGTTAATTTTGAAAGAATATGTTTAAGCAATAACAATATAGAATCTTCCACGAATCCTGATAAACTTTTTACGCTAACATCCGACTTTATAGTAGACTTTATACCACACTTAAAAAGCAATTCGAATTATAAATTTACGCTAACAGATCCGGCTAATAAATCGACTATAAAAGAAAACAGTTATTCTTTTTTAAGTGATCAACAATTTAGTGAGTTGTATAGAAATCATTCAATTAGTTTTTTGTTGGAAGAATATCTTAGATTCGTTACAGACGTGCCGTTAGATGAGAACAAATATACTAATTACGATGTCATAAATACAAAACGCTCTTCTAAATTTACAAAATTTACTAGTGAATTTATGGATCCCAATAGGGCTATGAATCCGACTTTTGAGAATTTTTTTAATGATGAAAATTTGCTAAGTGGAATAATACCGACTATAAGAACCTTGGTTATGCCTAAAAAATTCGACAGAGTTTTTCACTTAATTTTTGATCCCGATGATTTCCAGTTAGATCCTCGAACCCCTCAGGAAGTAATTCAAAAATACGTTGGTAAAAATGGAAAGATCGAAGATTTAACTAAAAACGAAAATGACGAACCTACGTTCGACAAATATTATGTAGTAATAAAAAGTAACGAAGGAAGTGATGCTTCATGACTACTTTCTTTAGACCGAAAAACGAGCAACAGAGTTATTCCAAGCCTTCGGCGCCTGTCGTGTCGATGAATCTACCTCCGATAGCAAATTTTAATTCTGAATTTATTTACAATTATCACGTAAACGACGAAAGAACTAACGAATCTCCATCGATACCTGAGTATTTTAAAAAGAAATCTATGGAACAAACTAGTTCCGAGGTTCTTGATTATGCATTAAGAGTACCAAGATATGTTAAATTAACATGGGATTTACCAAAGACGCCAATTGCACAGCCCGGCTCGTTATTAGAGAATAATTCTCAAAACTCCATTCAGTCAAACTTACAAAAAATTCACACCGAAGAATCATTTTTAAAATCCAGATATTCTTCTTTTTCTCTATCAAATCAAGATGCAATTACTGATGCCGGTATCGAGATAAATAGCTTAGGTGGTAATAATATTTCTGCTTTAGCTGGTTCTAACGATAACTCTAAAGATGGTTTCGGTTCGTTTTTTGATGCCAAAGGAGTAGTAGCCAACAGCGGAAATCAAGCGTCGTTTTTGAATAATTCGACCAATGGAAAACCCAAATTAGTTAGATTGTCTAAAGATAGTAAAAAACTAAGAAACGACTTTCCGAATTCTATTGCAGAAATATCTAAACGATCCAAAAATCAATTGGTCGGTTCAAAAAAAACAGGATTTAGTCCTTTCGCTGTTGCTGATACTTTTAATACCAATAGCTTAAAAAAAATTGGTGATAACGCAAAAAATCCTTCTATCAAACAAGATATTCAATCTTCTACAAAAAACGTAGAAGACATGGCGATAGACCATCTAGCAAATGGCGTCATGTTTTTTGATAAAAACGATAAGTTAAAAATTAGTTCTTCTGGATTTAGAAAAACTATAGAAGTTATTCAAAAAACTCCTTTATCTTTACAAATTAATAAACTAGTAGCTGTCGACGCCTTCGCCTCTTCGTCGATTCTTCCATTCGACTTAAGAAAAATTAACGACGAATTTCAAAAAGCTAGAAGTCAATTTAGCGAATTAGATGATTCTTTTGGTCAACCGTTCTATATAGGACCGCAAATATTAAATCCCGACTGGTTTCAAACGACAGTTGGTGTAGCAGGTTATTTAATAGAGAGATCGATTATGGGAGAAAGAGGTTTCGAAAAAGACAAAACCTACACTGTTGAAAATCCTCTTATAAATAATTTCGTTGATACCGCAGTCCTCTTCGGAAGAGCCTATCATTATAGTATTAGAACTATTTTTAAGGTTATTACGACCGGTTACGATGATGATGCAGATGAGATTAGAGAAGTTGGTTATTTGATAGGCTCTAAGCCAGTGGAGACGATGATAAAAACTTTTGAATTCGTCCCACCACCTCCGCCAATAGACTTAAACTTTATCTGGGATTATAAAGATAAAAAATTGCAGATAACTTGGAATATGCCTGTAAACTCGCAAAGAGACATCAAACAATTTCAAGTTTTTAGAAGAGAAAATATCGAAGAGCCCTTCGAGTTGATTAGTCAAAAATGTTTTGATTTTTCTACTTTAAAATATACAACAGGAGAATCGATAGACGGTAATCTAAAAAACGAATATTCTCCCGAGTTTCAACAACTAATACAATATCACGAAGAACCTGTAACTTTTCACATAGACGATGATTTTAAAATTAATCCTCGCGCGTTGAAAGCTTCAAAATATATTTATTCTATTGTTTCGATCGACGCTCATGGTATGAGTTCTAACTACAGTTCTCAATTCGAGGTTTCGTTCGATTTTTTCAAAAATGTTTTAACTAAAAAACTAATAAGTTCTGCTGGTGGGCCTAAGCCATACCCTAATTTATATTTGAATATAGACGCGTTCAAAGATGTCATAAAAACTTCTGGCATGTCGTCAACCAAGCTAAAAGTATATTTTATGCCAGAATACTTTAAAATCATGTATGGTGACTACAGGATTCAAAGAATGGTTTCGACCAAACAAGACAACGCTTATTATAAAATTCAGTTCATCAATCTTCAAAATCAAAAAAGTGATTCTTTAAAAATTACGATAGACGACCCGCACGAATTAACAAAATAAGGTATCAATTTTAGGAATTCAATATCTATTGTAGATTATAGACTCGGAGGCTTCGAAATGGGCTATCTAGATAATTCAACAAACAACATTATATTAGACGCAGTATTAACAGACTATGGTCGTCAAGCTTTAGCAAGAAACGACGGTTCTTTTAGATTAGCTAAATTTGCTCTTGGAGACGACGAGGTCAATTACGGTATCATTACGAAGTACGGTAGAACGGTCGGAAGAGAGAAAATAGAAAAAAACACTCCTATTTTTGAAGCTTTTACTAATCAAAATTTAGGATTGAAATATCGCATGATAAGTGCGCCTAGACCGTTCACATATTTACCAAAACTTACTTTAGTACCGACTACTCAAACTTCGGTGTCACTAGCTACGAGCGGAGACACTGTGGCATCTTTCATTAAATTGGAACAACAACCCAATGGCGGCGAGACAACCATAGACGCAGATATCGTCGAAACGAATTTTGATGTTTTTGTACCAGACCTATTCTTAATGATAGAAAATCAAGCCTCAGTAGGAACGCCAGATTCTAATAAAATCGCCAAATATGTAATTCGAGTTTCGAATGGCGGGACAGTTCCTACTTTAGAGTTTAGGTTAAAAGTAAAACCGTTGACTTCTGCTATTTTTACCACTTACGGTAGAGTTACTACTGGTCTGACTAGAGAGATAACTACTATAGTCAAGGTTGTTGGTCGAAATTCGGGAGCCGTAGTAGAAATACCAGTCACCATTACGTCGACTTTGAAATAAACCATATTAAATAAATTGATATAATAGATAAAGAGGAATTAAGATGGCGACATTTCATGAATTAGCACCCGGCGATATAAAGACAGCTAGATCATTTTTGAATCAACTGATCGACGTCCTACAGGAAGATATTAGCGGCTCGACTTCAAGAAGAAAATATCAACATTTCGTAACGGGTGGTGTTGGTCCCGGCGTCACGTCGTCACTATTCCAGACAGTTTACGATCAAGATTTTACGCTTCAAACCGCCAACGCAGTATTCGATATAACGATGGGCCTCGCCCCTGAAGGATCTCTTACTACGGGAATAGCAGCTACTAGTACGACCGAGATCGACGCTACAGGTAAAGCGCTTTATCCAAGTAGTTCTTTGATGATGCGCGAAAAAGTTGATAATTATCGACAGTTTGCTCAAGTGTTATTAGGCAATGGCGATTCGCTTTTTAAGGTTCCACTTGAAGGTACGTCGGCTACTAACATTGATGCAGCTATGTTTATAGCTTTTAAAAGACTTTTTGCAAGAGATCAAATTAAGCGTGAAACTTTTGCGATGAGATTTTATCAGACGGCTTCTGCCGTTTCAAAAGACTTCGATGGCGGTGATATCGATATGCCACCGATTCCTGACATAAGCGGCATGTCTAACTTGAACGTCACAACGCTTTCTGGATCGACAATATTTACTGATCTTGGGGCTTCTACACAAAAGTTTACCACTGCAGGTGGTCAATATGGTTTAATCGTAGATTCCGCTAATACGTCTAGACAAGTTGGTTTGATGTTTTATGACGCTGGCGTAGCAATTTTTGATCTTGCAAAGATTACGTCAGGTAGTCAATTTATGTCGGGTACGATCGATGCAATGCATCCGATAGGACAAATTACGCTCGGAGGAGTCAATACAGCAACCCATAAAAAATCTAAATTTTTACCTGATTTCGTGACGTCTGGTAGCATTGATAATATCATTGATCACTTGTGCAGTGCGAGATTCCAGTCAGGATCTTTAACTGCAATAACTTTCCAAAACGTAACTAACATTAATTCGTCTTTAATATTCTGTAGAGCTCCTGCGGACGAATTCAATTATTCCTCCAATCCGACGTTCGTAGATACGTCGGCTAATTCCAAGGGTAGAATAGTCGTCATTGATCCTGGTGAAGAAGACAAACAAGAGTCTTTCACCTTCGTAACGGGTATTGGCATGTACGACGCGTCGGGTAATCTTCTTGCTATCGCTAAACTAAGTCGTCCTGTCGAAAAGAGCCCCGAAAGAGACCTTACTTTTAGAGTTCGTTTAGATTTCTGATGTATCGGGAAAATTAAGATGGCTATATTGCCTGTTACAGCAGATGACATAGAGTTTTTTACTACAGTCATCAATGTTTCTCGCTCTTATATTTCTTCGAGTAATGGTGGTGTAACAGGCTCAATTAACCTTTTCGCTCGTTCATCTAAGATAGAAAAAGAAGTTAGACCACTCACTAATTTTTTGTCATCAATTATTAACGATGAGGATTTAGAAAACTATAGAAGAGCAGTAATTTCTGCTGCTAAACAAACACCTATTAGCGGATCTTTTTATCAGAACATAAATGATTATCTAGATGAAGTTAACCTACAAACGAGATCCGCCAGAAAACAAAAACAATTAAATATCGTTAGATTTGTTCCTGGCGTTGCTTTAACTTCTAACATGTGTAGAAAGTGGAATGTTAAGGATATGTTGATGCCATATTATCGCATCTCGTATCCAACGGCGCATTGGACTTACAACAACTATCATTCGTTGAATTTTTTTGATGCCAAGACGGTACCAACTTCTTCGGTGTTGTTATATCCTAGCGTGGTTAATGAAAACTTACCCGAGCATCTAGGATACGTTGCGGGAACCTACGCTTTATCTGGGCCTTTTAGTTTTGATTTTAAGATAAATCCCCGTCACAAAACGGACCCCGACTCCACATCTTTTAAGGCGGGGACTATTTTTCACATGTCGTCTAGTTATGCGCTTTCTTTGATTACAGGATCAAAAAAAGACATTAATGGTTTGCCCGTGTCTTTTAGACTATTATTACAATTAAGTCACAGCGCTGACGTTTCACCATCTAAGGCGATACCCGGGTCTTATCCAAATGATTTAATATTTTTATCGGAAGATAATAGTCTTGACTGGAATAATTGGCATCGTGTAGTTGTTAGATGGGGCACAAATTTAGTCAACGATGGTACCGGATCTTTTAATGTAGATGGCATAGATAGAGGCACGTTCGTAATTCCATCTGGCACGATAATGCCTAAGCTATATACTGGAAATTTTTACGACCCTACAGTGCTGTGTGTTGGAAATTTTTATGAGGGCATAAATTCGGGTAGTTATAGTCAATCTTATTTTTTTACAGACGTTGCTGCTAAAAGAGATGGATTAGAACAGCTAGTTTATACGGGCGACTTAAAAGACGAACCAGATACTTTTAAATTTGAACATCCTCTCAAGGCGGAATTGCATAATTTAACCATTCGTAGACATTATTTAAGTGATGTAGAAATATTGCAGACTTCTGGCAGCGGATTGTCGTCCACGGATCCCCAAAAAATAGCTTTCTACGCGCCTCCATTTTTTATTGAAAAAACGAATATTAGAAGAAGAGCGACGTCGGCTTCGGCTTCTTATGGTGGTATATTGCAAACTCCTTTTTTTGAAATAGACGGTTCTACCGATGATCCGTTCAACGTGGCTATGGCTTTTGGAGTAAATGGACACTATATTAATCTTGAAAATTTCGTAAAAGATTTTGCGAATGACGTTTTTCCAAGACTACATCATTTGTCTGGTACGGCGATCGACCATACGACGTCTGCTATAACGGCTAATGAATTTTTGTACAATGATCCCCGAGTAAGACGAAGAAATTTAACAATTCTTCCTTGCGACGATGGTAATTTCTCACCGAACTATCAACTAATATCAGACAAGGTAAAAAACAAGGCTATAAACGCGTATGGGTTAACCGACGTAAGTTTGATTAGTTTAGACAATCTACTTAATACGTCGTCTTTACTTTTTGGAAAAACTTACGAAGATTCTCACGACCAATCCTTCTTAAATCAACAAGTCGGATTTACGCCCGAAAATCCAGGACATTCGCCAGGTCCTGCTATCCTTAGCTTAAAGAAACAAATTGAATCTACAATCTTAGTTGATGAAAGCGCGTACGATGCTGGTGTCCAAAGAGACGTGCCTTTAGCGGTATATCAAAGAACTAAGGATTCTTCTTCTAATCAGGTTACATTTTTTGATATTAGCAATTTGTTCTATGGAAGCAGAATACTACCAGGAAGTTTTGAACTAACAGATTTGTCATTGTCTGGTTCGGCTGGTCAGGTTTCTATTAAACTAAAAGACGACGGCTTTGGCAACATATATCGTGCCGATTGTTTAACGCCAGCTTGCACGTGGAATTCTGTCGGTAATATTTTTTATAACGAAGGAATCGTAGTGATAAAAAATCCTCATCTAAATTTCTTCGGTAAAGACAAATATGAAATGAGTTTTAAGGGAGAACACAAATTATTCTCTTCGAAATATGGAATTTTGGCTCCGCGAGGTCTATTAAATTCATCTTCAAATTTGACATACGCGGCTAACGAATCAGCGTTGAGCGCTTCTTTTGATCTCGACGATAAAGAAAAATTCGTTTACATTTCAGGCTTAAATTTTCATGATGAAAATTTGAACGTAGTCGCTAAAGCTGCATTAGCGCAACCGATTATGAAACGAGAAGGTGAAAGAATCTTGTTTAAGGTAGCTTTCGACTTCTAATATGCCTTCTAAAAAGTCTCGTAAAAGAAAAGGAAAAAGCAAAAGGCGCTACAATAGAGGGATTCACATTTCTCCCATAGCAGGCGAATGCAAATATCGTTCGGGATGGGAACAAAAATACATGATTCATCTCGACGAGGATCCTACCGTGGTGACCTGGTCATATGAAAAATTAGCGATAGAATATATTTCCAATCAAAAAACAAAAAAGACGCGAAAGTATTATCCAGATTTTCAAGTTGAGTATAGGGACGGTAAAAAAGTCGTAATAGAAATTAAGCCATCTCGTAAGCTTGGTCAAATGACAGTTGTAAAAAAGATTAGAGCAGCTATGTCGTGGTGCGCTGCTCGTGATTTGACTTATAAAATTCTTACAGAAATAGACTTAAGAGACATGGGTTTAATTTAAAAAAAAATTTACTGATGCTAATTTTGTTTTAGTAATTTATATTGTGGTTAATCTGATCCTCGGTCTGGATGTCTCCACTTCGGTGACTGGTGTATGTATCCTTGACCCCGGGAAGCAACTCGACGACCGAGGATCCCACATTTTATATTTAGATCGCGTAGACTTTAAGAAGTGCAAGACGTTGTGGGAAAAGGCTGATCTTGTGGCCGTAGAATTATCATCACTTTTTAATAAATTTCCTGGTGAATATCGCGTCGCGTTGGAAGAACCTCTTTTGGGATTCAGAACAGGCATGTCATCTGCTGCGACGATTACTACGCTTATGCGTTTCAACGGAATAGTATCCTACATCTCTAGAGAAATATTCAAGATAGATCCTGAATATATTTCATCGTCGTCGGCCCGAAAGCTCTGCGGTGTCAAGGTACGGCGGACATCGATCGCTGGGATGAACGGAAAAGAGCAAGTATTTAAATACATGTCTGAGCATGACCTCAAGCATGTTCAGTGGCGACTAAAAAAGAACGGTTCTGCCGTAGACTGGAGTCGTGATGCTACGGATTCTTATGTGATAGCTCGAGCAGCAATGATATCCGGTTCCTTGAAAAACTAATTAAGCTTCATACAGGAAGAAAGAAATCTCCTGAAGAATTGAAAAATGTCGACAAGCTAAGTTAGGATCAAAAATCATGCATGCGGTAAACCTCAACCTGAAGAAGCAAAAAGAAAAAACGCAGAATCAAACAGGATTAAGGCTTTAGAAAGAGCCGAAAGAAAAAGAAAAGAAAGAGAAGCATTTTTAAATGCTATCGTTAACGAACCTAGTCAGCCTGATTGAGTCTGTTTTTGGTAAAGGACGTTTATCTAAAAATAATAATTTTGATATTAGATGTCCCATTTGTAATCCCCTAGATCCGCAAAAGAAGAAACTATCTATTCTTTTACCATCTTGTAAGTGTCACTGTTGGACATGCGGATGGAAGGCTCGAAGCCTTGCTCCTTTATTACGAAAATATGGGACACAGGAGCACTTAAACGCTTATCGAGAATTAACTGGACAAGGCGGCAAGGTCGATCTGGTGACAGCAGACGTCGACGTGGCCAAGAAGATAAAGCTGCCAAAAGATTTTCGACTTCTTACATTGGCCAACGACATGGATCCAGACGTCAAGGCTGCCTGGCGATACGTTTATTCTCGTGGTCTCTCAGACAGAGATGCATGGTACTTTAAGTTTGGGATATCAGAAGAGCATCGATGGAAGCGGCGTGTCATCATGCCATCCTTCGACAGTGAAGGCAATTTGAATTATTTCTCGGCGCGCGCCATCGACAGGGACAAAAAGCCCAAGTACGACAATCCTGACGTCGACAAGAATCCTATCGTTTTTAATGAGATCAATATAGATTGGTCAAAGAGATTGACGTTGGTCGAAGGGCCGTTTGATCTTGTCAAATGTCCAGAGAATTCGACAGCGCTTTTAGGTTCAGACCTCGACGAACGCCACGAAGTTCTTAATAAGATTTTGCTGTACAATACGCCAGTCGCCCTCGCGCTTGACGGAGATATGTGGTATAAGAAGACGCCAAAGATAGTAAAAAAGTTACAAGAATACGATGTTGACGTTGTTGTTGTCGATGTTAGGCCTTGGGGTGATCCAGGCAGCATGTCCAAGTCAGAGTTTGAAAAGGCTCTATCAGAAGCTACTATCTTTGACTGGAATGACAGATTTTCTAATAAATTAGAGAAAGCGATGACAACTAGCTTTAGAATCTAATAATTAAAAACTGATGAAGCGAAAAAAAGTATCTAATTCTGTTGAGCGTCGACTTCGTAAAATCATTAGAGAAGAGTTGACAAGACAATATCTCGTTCAGGAAGGCTTGTTAGACTCCATTAAAAAACCTTTTCAAAAATTATCTGAAAAGGCGAAACAGGTCGTGTCGCAAAAAGTAGACGAAGTTTTAGAGAAAATCTCTGCTGCCATTGAGGGAGTAAAAAAGCCAGAAGGCCTCGATGAATTTATAAAAAAGTTTGAGCGAACTGAAGGTGGCATGGATATTAAAGAACTTGCCACAGAAGTTGGTTTAGAAGATGTAATCTCGACGTTAGAAAATAAAAACGAGATGAAAGAAGGATTGTTTATAGTCTCTCGAGAATCTTTGATGTTCGCTCCGGTTTCAGTCGAAGATTTGACTTCTTCTTTTGCGCTGATCGAAGGATATTATAGAAATAGAGCCATAAAAACGCAAGAAGTTTTAAAAGAAGAACGTTTGACTGAAGTAGTAGGATTGGCAACAATTGCCGGCGCCTGGTGGGCGACTATAAAAACGATCATCGGCGTCCTCGGTGGCGCTTCATTGGGTTGCAAATTACTCGCTGCAATTTTTGAAAAAGTATTTAATAAACCGGACATCGCAAAAAAACTTAAGCACTATGAGCACGTTTTTCATGAACTAGAAGAAAAGGCTCTGCGAGTGCTAGCTTATCCAGCCCCTGTCGCGTACGCAGCTTATATCGCCGCGTCAGATTTAAAAGGAATAATACAAAAAGGCAAAGCGAAAAAACTTTCCTACGACGAATTTAATTCGCCTGAGCATAAAGAAGAAAAAGTGGCTGCAGAAAAATTAATTCACACCGCCTTATTGTTTGCAATCATAGTTGAAGCAATTACTCATATCGGTCATGCAGTCAAAGAACTCGCGCAAAATACTTCGCATGCGCTCGAGTCTATTGGACATTCTGCAGCAGAAATTAGTAAAGAAGCTCCAGCGTTATCCAAGACTGCTCGTGGCGCTGCTACAGCAGGTGCGCAAATTGCCTGATTTTGAATTTGTTGAACATGTTGATAAACTGGGTATAAGGTTTACCCAATGGTTAAAATTGCGCATACTGCTGACGTACACTGGCGTGGTTTAAGTCGCCACGATGAATATCGTCAGGTATTTGAGGCGTTCGTTAAAGATTGCAAAAAAAATAAAGTAGATCACATTTTCGTCGGTGGCGATATTTTTCACACAAAAACGACAGGAATATCTCCTGAGTACATCGATCAATTGACATGGTGGCTTGAGACGATGGTCAAAATTGCCGAAGTTCATTTGACGCTAGGTAATCACGACGGCAATTTAACAAATCTCTCTAGACAAGACGCGGTTTCACCAATCGTTCAAGCTCTTAATAATCCTAAGATTCACGTTTACAAGAAAAGTGGAGCGTACGAGTTTCATCCAGGGTATAACTGGTGCGTTTATTCTCTTTTTGACGAAGAAGGCTGGAAGTCCGTCACGCCCCAATCAGGCAAAGTGAATATTGCTTGTTATCATGGCCCCGTACAAGGGTCTGTGACGGAGGTTGGTTGGGAAATGGAAGGTATGAACCTTGAGTTTTTCAAGGAATATCCTTTCGTTTTTCTTGGTGACATCCACCAGATGCAACATTTAGGTTATCGAGATTGCCTCGACGGCAAAAAGAAGCCATGGATTTCTTATCCTGGAACTCCCATTCAACAAAACTATGCAGAAGAATTAGAACATGGCTATCTATTGTGGGATATCGATGACCACAGGACGTGGGATGTTTCTTTTAAGAAATTGCCCAATCCTAAACCATATGTTACCATTCCTTGGAATGGTTCTATTGAAGATCTAATTTCTTCTGCCTCTAAACACCCAGATGGAACTAGATTTAGGATTCGTTCGAGTGACGCATTAGGACAAAAAGATTTCAGCCTAATCAACGAATCTTTGCGTAGTGTTAAGTCGGCTACCGAGGTGACTTTTAAGTCTGATTTTATCGTAGATAAGTCGGTCGTAAAAACGAACTCTGTGATGCTAGAAAAAGCCGATCTAAGAAATTCAGACGTGTTGTTAAAGCTTATTAAAGACTATTATTCTGGCACTCAAGTCACCGAAGAACAGTGGAAGATAGTTTCAGAACAAGTGAAGTCTTGTCTTTCGGCTGTCACTGCTGCTGAAGAAACCGTCCGTAATTCTAAGTGGTCACTTCGATACTTGGAATTTGATAACATGTTCGCTTATGGCGAAGGTAACTCGATTAATTTTGACAAACTCAATGGTATTGTCGGTGTCTTTGGTCCGAATAGGATAGGCAAGTCTTCCATCATCGGTACTCTCATGTATTCGTTGTTTAACGCGACCGACAGAGGACCGATGAAGAACATCCACGTTTGCAACATTCGTAAACCTTATTGTTCTTCTAAGGCTATTATCAATCACGACGGCGTTGATTATGTCGTTGAACGCCAAACTACGAAGAGCGAAAATAAAAAAGGCGTAATAAACGCCTCCACTGCATTAAACGTCTTTAAGATTAGAGACGACGGTGAAGCAGACGATTTAGCTGGAGAACAACGAACGGATACTGAAAAGGTCATTCGCGCTCTCATCGGCAATCAAGAAGACTTTATGATGACATCTCTCGCAGCGCAAGGCGAGACCAATCAATTCATATCACAGGGTTCGACACGCCGCCGAGCTGTTCTATCTAGATTTTTAGATCTGGATATCTTCGACAAGATGCACGAATCGTCGAATAGGGAACTCGCGACGTATAAGTCGCAGTTAAAAAATTATCCAGATAGAGAGTGGTCTTCGATTATCCAGCAAGGCCAGAATGCCATCATAGAAATTGACAAACGAATTGGCGATTTACATCAACAGATAAAAGAGAAGCAACAGGTTATTTCTCAATTACAAATTGAATTATCTAAGCACGCAGGTACGCCAGTTACCAAGATTCAAGTGGAAACATTCGCAAAGCAACTTGCGAACCTAGAACAGTGTTACAAGAATTGTTTAATTGATATTTCTCATTTTGAAAGTGAGATAGAAGAAAGCAACAAAAAATTAAAGACCATAGAACTCGTTAAATCTGAAAACGACGTGGGCGAATTACGGTCTCAGCTTGCGGCGTTGAAGGATCTTGAATCTTCTTTGTCGTCACTAAACTTTATTTATGAGAAAGAAAATACGCTTTTTGCTCAACAAAAAAAGTCATTAAAAATATTAGACGAGGTACCCTGTGGTGATGATTATCCTACTTGTAAATTCATTAAAGACGCTCACGTCAACAAATCGAAGCTATCGGATCAACAAGTCAAAGTAGAACAAGCACAAAAAAAACTAGAGAAGGCAAAGAAGGCTTTTGAAGAAGCTGGAAATGAAAATTTGGTCGCAAGACTTGAGAAGATGGAAAAACTAATGTCTCTGGAGACCAAACTACTTCTAGATATTTCTAAAAAAGAAAATGAGCTTGAAAAATCGAGACTTCTCGGAAGCTCACAAGAGCTCGAGCTAAAAAATGCTAAAGAAAAATTGAAAACCCTCGAAGAGGCTCTAAAAAATGAGGATAATGCAGAGGCAGTTTCTATCAAGTCGAATATAGAAGATATTTCTAGGGCTATAGATTCTTTGACTGCAGACAAAATAGACGCAGCCACCCGCAAGGGTAAGTTGACGGCGAACCTAGAAAAAGTCAACGAAGAAAAAAATGCTAGGAATAGCTTGTTAGAAAAGATGAAGGTCCACGAGCTAGTGACCGTCGCTTTTTCTAAAAAGGGTTTGCCATTGATTATTACGAAATCACAATTACCCGTGATCAACGCGGAAATCGCCAAGATTCTTAGTGGAATCGTAGATTTTACAATCGAGCTTGAAAATGACGAATCGACGGATTCGTCAGAGATTTATATCAACTATGGGGACTCTAGGCGCATCATTGAGTTGTGCAGCGGAATGGAAAAGACAATCGCGTCGTTAGCTATAAGAGTCGCGATGATTAACGTTTCTTCTTTGCCCCAGCCAGATATTTTCATCATAGACGAAGGCTTCGGCACTTTGGATGACGCGTCCGTAGAGGCTTGTAACCGTTTACTGGTTTCTTTGAAGAGGCACTTTAAGACGATACTAATTATTACTCATGTCGATGGCGTTAAAGACATTGTCGATCATGTATTAGAGATTACGAAAAATGAGAAAGATTCTCGAGTAGTTTTTGGAGCAGAATCATGAATTATGAATGGCAACCCTACCCAAAAGATAGAAAAATTTGTCATAGGGAAGATTATGTAGTAATAGTTCCGTCATCATATGACGAGAACGAGAGACAAAATATGCCATTATTTTGCGATGTTTGTGGAATTCGTTTTGGATGTAAAGAAGACGAAATGACTTATAAAAAATTTGGCTGCTGTTCACCGTGCGCCGATACTTGGGCATATTCCAATAAAGAAAAATGGGAGGCTGGATGGCGTCCTACGATCGAAATTATAAAAAATTTGATTGCTAAAAGGTCTTTTGTCGACTCTAATATCGTCTTAGAATAAGCGACGTATATTTAGGATTGGAGATATTATGCCTAAAATTGACTATAACGCTCTTGGACAAGCCATAGATACGACGTGGGGCCGAGCATCCACTCCTAAGATGGCGTCTTATTCAGTTAAATTTACTTTAGCCGGCGACGTTTTGACTGCTTCATACCAAGCTGTCGTTAATTTTGCCTCTGAAAAAGAAATGATTATGATGAATAGAATGTACGAAGAAGAATCTAGCGACATAATACAGGCTGTGTTAAAAAGCGTCAAAGCAGTCTATAAGGATTTATCGGGATCTACTTTGACCACGAAAGAGCACTCTACCAATACTTCCGTCGAAATAATCGGTGTTAACGTTCATAATCCAAAGAGAACCGCGTACTTTCGTAGAAAGACAGCATTTGAAATAGCCTGATGCAACAACCCTTAACAAGAAACGACCAAATAAAGGAGATCGTACGATGCGGAAAGGATCCGATCTACTTTATGAAGAATTATGTCAAGATCCAACACACTGTGCGAGGTCTTATACCCTTTGAAACTTACGACTTTCAAGATGATTGTATTCAACAATTTGAAACGAATCGTTTTAATATCGTTCTTAAGTCTCGTCAGCTAGGTTTGTCTACCGTAACTGCTGCTTATGCTGTTTGGTTTGCAATCTTTAAGAAAGATAAAAACATTCTTGTCATTGCGACCAAGCTGTCAACTGCGATGAACTTCATTAAAAAAGTGAAGATCATGTTGGACGGTCTTCCAAAATGGTTGCTTCTTACTAAGTTTGAACCGACGAAGCAGGCCATCAGGTTCGACAATGGTTCTCAAATTAACGCGATACCCACTTCGCCCGATGCCGGTCGTTCTGAGGCGCTGTCTTTATTGATCGTCGACGAGGCTGCGTTTATTAGAGACTTTGAAGACATCTGGACTGGTCTTTATCCTACTCTGTCGACGGGTGGTAATGCTGTCATCATCTCGACTCCTAATGGCGTTGGCGGTCAATATTATCGTCTTTGGATGGATGGCGAAACGAAGCAAAATGAATTTAACACGATTAAGCTTCCGTGGTGGGCCCATCCAGAACACGACGAAGAGTGGTTCGCAAAAGAAACAAAAAATTTACCAAAACGTAAAGTTGCACAGGAATTTTTATGTGTAGCAGAAGGAAGTCGTGTAATAACCAA